TTCATAGAGAATTTTTGCCACCACAGCAAAGGACGCAATGACTTATTAAAGCTGGAACTATGGCAAAAGGCTATAATTTCAACTATTTTTGGCATACAGGACGCAGAAAATGTAAGGGTTTTTCGTGAAATTTTCATAGTTGTTGGAAGAAAAAACGGAAAGAGTTTATTTGCCTCTGCGATAATTGCATATATGGCATTTTTAGAGCCGGAGTACGGGCAGGAAATATACTGCTTAGCGCCTAAATTAGATCAAGCGGCGCTTGTGTACGACGGCTTTTATAAAATGGTACTGGCAGAGCCAGAGCTGGAAGAGCTGCACAAAAAGCGGCGCAGCGATATTTACATTGAGGAAAGCAACACCTTTGTTAAGCCGATCGCTTTTAACGCAAAGAAATCTGACGGTTTTAACCCGCAGCTGGTAGTATGTGACGAAATGGCAGCGTGGAGCGGCGACGCAGGACTTAAGCAGTATGAGGTTATGAAATCTGCATTAGGCGCACGCAAGCAGCCTATGATTTTGAGCATAAGTACAGCCGGATATATCAACGACAGCATATATGATGAGCTTATGAAACGTAGCACCAGCTTTTTGAAAGGCAACAGTAAAGAGCGCAGGCTTTTACCATTTCTTTACATGGTAGACGACGTAGAGAAGTGGAACGACCTAACAGAGCTGAAAAAAGCTAACCCGAACATGGGTGTATCCGTGCAAGAGAGTTTCTTTATAGACGAGATAGCCGTAGCAGAGGGCAGCTTAAGCAAAAAGGGCGAATTTTTAACAAAGTACTGCAACATAAAACAGAATAGTTCTATTGCATGGCTTGAATATGCAACAGTAGACAAAGCGGGCGTAGCAAAGACCTTAGAGGACTTTAGGGACTGCTACGCAGTAGGCGGCATTGATCTAAGCCAGACTACAGACTTAACGGCGGCAAGCGTGGTTATAGAAAAGAGCGGCAAGCTGTACGCTTTTACACAATTCTTTATGCCACGAAACAGGATAGAAACGCTGCAAGCAACAGACGGCGTGCCATATGACATATTTGTTAAAAAGGGACTGATAACGCCAAGCGGCGAAAACTACGTAGACTATCACGACGTTTACGCATGGTTTACTATGCTGCTGGAAGTGTACGGAATACGCCCGCTGAAAATCGGATATGACCGATACAGCGCCCAGTACCTTGTAAACGATATGAAAAACTACGGTTTCCACATGGACGACGTTTATCAAGGGGAGAACCTCACGCCAGTAATAAGGGAGTTCGAGGGTATCATAAAAGACGGCAATTTCAAGATTGCAGATAACAATTTACTAAAGACACATTTCTTGAATGTTGCGCTTAAGCACAACATGGAAACAAGAAAATTCAGACCGATTAAGATAGAGCAGCGGGCGCATATAGACGGCTTTGTATCCGTCATAGACGCTATGACGGTTAGACAGAAATACTGGGAAGAGTGCGGGGAGCTGCTAAAGAACGCCGCATAGAAAGGAGAGTGGACGGTATCAAATTCTTAGATTATCTTTTTCATGGTAAAGAGCTGCGTTATATCGACAGCTATTTTAAGATGCTGAACGGGTACAGCCCGACGTTTACCAGCTATAACGGCGGCGTTTATGAAATGGACTTAACCCGCACGGCAGTAAACAGCTTTGCTACACATTGCAGCAAATTAAAGCCAGAGGTTGAGGGCAGCGCACTAAAGAGGCTTGAAAAGGTGCTGCAAAGCAAGCCTAACTATTTCATGGATACCACAAAATTTATTAAGAGGCTGGCTACATATATGGCGGTGGAACACACAGCATTTATAGTGCCGGTAGAGGACAGATACGGGACGCTATGCGGCTGGTATCCGTTACGGGCGCAGCGTTGCGAAGTGGTAGAGGCAGCAGGGCAGGTGTACTTGCGTTATCTGTTTGCAAACGGGGAGCATGGAGCTATCGAGTTTGAAAAAGTCGGTATTATGACAGATTTTGAATACACAGACGACCTTTTTGGAGAGGACAACAGGACGCTTAAGCCGACAATGCAGCTGATACATACGCAGAATGAGGGCATTATAAATGCCGTCAAAAACTCTGCAAATATACGTTTTCTGGCAAAGGTGGCAAATATGTTAAAGCCAGAGGACATTAAGAAAGAGCGCCAGCGTTTCACAGAGGACAATTTGAGCGCCGACAATGACAGCGGCATGATTATTTATGATAACAAATTCAGCGAGCTTAAGCAGGTGGAAAGCAAGCCGTACACGCCAAACGCATTGCAAATGCAGCTGATACAGGACAATGTATGCACGCATTTTGGCACTAACATGGACATACTGCAAAATAAGTTCAATGAAGAAACGTGGAACGCATACTACGAGGGCAAAATAGAACCTTTTGCAATTCAGCTATCGCTTGTTATGACAAATATGTCATTTTCAGAGCGAGAGAAAGCGTGCGGTAATGCTATTACATTTTCTGCAAACAGATTGCAGTACGCCAGCAATGCAACAAAGCTATCTGTAAGCACACAGTTATTTGACCGTGCGCTTTTGAACCGTAACGGGGTTATGGATATTTGGAACATGGCGCACGTAGAGGACGGCGAAAAGTACTATATCCGAAAAGAGTACACAGAGGTAAGCGAGCTGAAGAACAGCAGCAAAGAGCCGCAGGTTATCATACAGCAGATACCAGCAGGGCAGCAGGCGACGGACGAGCCGCCACAGGATACCAACACGCCGCAGGACGGCGAGGGAGAGAAAGAGGGTGCAAATAATGCCATTTAAGAAAGAGCGGGAATATAGGGCGCTGGCTGCGCCTTTATCGGCGCAAGCGGCAACAAAGAGAATACAGACAGACTTTTACGTAGAGGGTTACGCCACAACATTTGACAGCCCATATTTACTGTATGAGTTTGAGGACGGCACAAAGTTTTATGAGCGGATAGACGCACACGCATTAGACGGCGCGGACATGAGCGACGTCATCATGCAGTACGATCACGAGGGCAGGGTATTTGCCAGACAGTCAAACAAGACGCTGATTTTGGTACCAGACCATAAGGGGCTTTTAGTTGCCGCCGATCTGGGAAAGACAGACCTAGCCCGTGGGCTTTACCAAGATATAGAGGCTGGCATGATAACTAAAATGTCGTGGGCTTTTACGGTATCAGAGGAAAGTTTTGACCGACAGACGCACACACGAACAATATTAAAAATCAAAAAGGTTTATGATGTATCAGCCGTGAGCATACCAGCAAACGGCGATACTGAAATAAGCGCCCGTGCTTTTGCAAGTAGGAGTTACGAGCAGGAGCGGCAGGAGTTGCTACAGAGGCGTATAAACATACTAAAGATCAGAGCAGCATTGTAAAAAGATAACCAAAAGGAGAATAAGAGAAATGAGATTAAAGGAAATCGAGGCAAGATTAGCACAGATCAAGAGCGAGCTTACAACGAGAGCTGCAGAGCTGAAAGAGGAAGAGGTAAAGGCGTTTGAGGACGAGGTAGCAGCCTTGCAGGAAGAGCGGGCAGCGCTGGTAGCTGCCGCAGAAAAACGCACGGCATTACTGGCGAGAATTGCAGCCGGAGAGCAGACGGGAGAAGAGGGCGACGGTGCCGCACCTACGCTGCTTAGAAACTTTGCGGGCGCAGCAGGAGAGGGCGAAGAGAACGCCGACAAGTACGACAGCAAGGAATACAGAAAAGCGTTTATGCAGTATGTATGCCGTGGTACTGCTATCCCTGCGGAATACAGGGCAGACGCAACCAGCAAGACAACGGACGTAGGCGCAGTTATTCCTACTACGGTATTAAACCAGATCGTAGAGAAACTGGAAAGCACAGGCATGATTCTGGCGCTTGTTACCAGAACGGCATACAAGGGCGGCGTTTCTATCCCCGTATCCACAGTTAAGCCTACGGCAAGCTGGGTAAACGAGGGAGCGGGCAGCGACAAGCAGAAAAAGAACATCACAAAGGACGGCATGATTACTTTTGCATACCACAAGCTGCGTTGTGCAGTAGCGGTATCGCTGGAAGTTGACAACATGGCTATCAGCGCTTTTGAAAGCCTGCTTATCAACAACATTGTTGAGGCTATGACAAAGGCTTTGGAGCAGGCGATCATTGACGGCGACGGCACAGGAAAGCCGAAAGGAATTTTAGCGGAAACGCCGGAAGAGGGACAGGTTATTGAGAGCGCAGCACCGTCATACAACGACCTTGTAAAAGCAGAGGCGGCTTTACCGCTTGCGTATGAAAACGGCGCTAAGTGGTGCATGAGCAAAAAGACATTTATGGCGTATATCGGTATGACAGACAGCAACGGGCAGCCTATCGCAAGAGTGAACAACGGCATTACAGGCAAGCCGGAGCGCACGCTTTTAGGCAGAGAGGTAGTGCTTTGCGATTATGTAGCGGCATACACAGCAAGCATGGCAGCTGGTACAGTATTCGGTTTTCTGTTTAACTTCAAGGACTACGTGCTGAAC